CCATGTTTTGAGAGTGATTAAAGCGGCCTTCAAGGTTCACAAGGTTTGGGTAGAGATGGGGATGGTTGAAACCTATACTATGGAAGAACTATTTGTAGCCGCTTTAAATCATGATCTAGGTAAAATCGGTTCAGCAGAAGAAACATCCGTCTATCCATCTACCGACGAATGGAGAAAAAAGAACTTAGGAGAAATGTATTCTTTCAATACAGCTATAGGATATATGACAGTCCCAGACCGTTCTTTATTTTTACTCCAAGAAGCAGGTATTCAATTATCTACTAACGAATGGATTGCGATTAAAACACATGATGGTTTATATGATAAAGCAAATGAAGCTTATCTTAAAGGTTTCATGAACGAAACCAAACCTAGAACATCTTTGCCGTTTGTATTACATCAGGCTGATTTAATGGCTGCTCGTGTTGAGTGGGAGCGTGATTGGTTACACACATTTGGGAAAAAACAAGAAATATCTAAAGTAACTAAACAAGATAGAGTCAACGCAAATCTAGTCAAAACTAGCGCAGGAAATACTGCATTGATGGATCTGGTTAAAGGATTATAATATGGGTACAACAACATTAATTATACTGATTAACGGCGGCATTCTCATATTTGGGGTTATCGTCTTTGTTATTATAAATTTACTACGAAAAAATGAAAAGTTAGAGGCTATGATTGAAGATAGGGATAACTATATCCAAAATATCTCTACTATTATGTCTGAATCTGATAAGAAGATCAAAGAAATTGATTCTAAGCAAATCTTCCAATCCGATGACGAAATAGGTTGGTTTTTTACAGGGATTAAAGAAATCCAATCACTAATCAACGATTACAATATCAACAAGTAATATGTCTGAAGAATTAACTGAAACCATTGGTGGGAAAATTCTATCTGTTCCTCAAAATGATGAAGGACCCCAATATACTAAAAAAGGAACTTTACGTAAACGTCGCCCTAAGACGAAAAAAATGTACTTTACTCAAGATACCGAAGATGCTATTATAGAGTATTTGGCTATGGAGGATGGTTTACAACGTAATATATTATATAATGATCGTATTAAATATGCTTTTTTTAAGTTAACTGAAAATATAATTCATACCTTTAAATTTTACTATACTGAAGTAGAGACAATAGGAGAATTACAACACGAGGTTACTACTTTTCTATTAGAAAAACTCCACCTATACCAACAAGATAAAGGTAAAGCCTATTCTTATTTTGGCACAATCGCTAAACGTTACCTTATTTTATACAACAACACCAATTACAAGAAACTAAAATTAAAAGCCGATGTGATGGCTGTAGATGAGGATCAAACAATTACCATTGATTTATCTAACAATTCAACCCAGCCTTTAGAGAACGAACAAGTAGCGTTTTTAGATTACTTAGTTAAATATATGGACATTCATTTATTTACTTTGTTTCCAAAACCACAAGATGCTAAAACAGCAGACGCTATAGTTGAATTATTCCGTAAGAGGGAAAATTTAGATTTGTTTAACAAAAAAGGAATATACATATATATTAGAGAGATTACAGACCAATCTACTCCACAGATTACCAAGGTAATTAAGAAAATGAAAAAGACATATGTCAAACTAATGTCCCAATATGTTGATAGTGGGTATGTTAGTATGAGATTATAATTCTTTCCTACAATTATATTTATATCCATATCATAATATTATGGATTTTACACAAGTAACTTTATTCGGTAAGAAAACTTACGCGGATCTATTAAAAGAAATTCACACTAACCAAAAGGATAAAGAAGTTCAATTACGTTCGTTAATTGAAGGTCTTAAGCCTATGGTTACTTCTGCTGGAGATGCAGTTATAATGGTTCCTCTAATTAAGGAATACATGGAACTCGCTATAAAAAACGATGACGCTTTAATTAAAATGGCGGGTATTATACAACGTGCCATGAATACTAAAATGGCTGATAGCGATGAACTATTATCTGAAGAAGATAAGGAAATGTTATTCTCATCACTTCAGGAATTAGATACGAAAGTTGTAGAAATGAAAGTAGAGGAAGTAAAGGATGCCAATTAACAATACAGCTCCTACATTAGGTAATTCTGCTCTAGGGGGAGGACCTACTACTGCCCCCTCTGTAGGTGGTAGTGGTATATTTCCTGTTAGGGTAATAGATATCTCTTTATCTGAAAACACTAATGGTAAATCTTTATTTCAAATAACTAAAAAATGGGCGGGGATAGGGGCTATAAGGTTTGAATTATTAACTAAAGGCTCCCAACCCGAAGAATTCCCTCAAGGAAACATAGCTTACCCCTTAGATAACAATTTTAAAAAACTACCTTTAATAGGAGAGGTAGTATTTGTTACTTCGGGTCCTTCTGTAAGACAACTTACTGAAGGTAATTCTGATGCTATAGATTTTTATTATTTAAACGCTACTAATATATGGGGTAGAAGTCACTTAAATTTATTTCCTTCCCCTAACGCTAACTATTCTTCAAATAGTAATACAATAAAGAACACCGATGTAGATAAGGGGTTAGAAAATAGTAGTGATAATAAATTAACTGAACCTAAACCTGGGAGAACATTTGTTGAAAAAAACAATATTAAGAATTTATGGCCCGTTGAGGGAGACGTTATATTAGAGGGTAGGTGGGGTAATTCACTTAGATTTAGCTCAACAGCTAAAGCACCTTCGGGTAGTATATATAAAAACCCATGGAGTGATGTAGGCAATGATGGGGATCCTATAACAATTTTGCGAAATGGTCAATCATCTGTAGATTTACCTATAAATAATTGGTATCCTATATATGAAGATGTTTCAACAGACGATTCATCTATTTATATGACTTCAAAACAACGCATAGAATTTGAGTTAGCTTCAACTAACTTTGCTACTTTTGGGATAGATGCACTTTCGGGTACAAATACCACACAATTATTACAAGATGTTCCTTTAGAAAATCCTAACAAATCAAATAAAGAAGCAGATTCAACAGGTAGTATTTCGGATTCTATAGAAACCCAACCAAAATTGGCTACAAAAGAAGAAACAACAACTCTACAAGGTAGCATTCTACCAGGTAGTGTATCAAATGAAAAAATACCTACCCCTAATTTAAATCCTAAAACATCAGGTTTAAAGAAAATAACTCCTAAAATTAAAGTAGAAGCTCTTATATTAAAGAAATTCGATGGTTCTTATAGAGTATATTTAAGTGGGGAAGGTTTAACTAGTTTATCAGGTGAAAGTTTAGACCCAGAACAATTATATGCTGATTTAGCAGCGGAGCTAGTAAAGGCTAGTGAAGGAAAAGAATTAGACTTTTTAGCATTTAAAGACGTACCAATACAAGGATAAAATATGGCTTATCAACCTCAATTTCCTTATGAAGGAAGACAAATAATAATAGATTCAGGTAGAGTTACTTTAAACTCTAAGGATGATACTACCTTTGTTTTAGGAAGACAGGCTGTAAGTATATCATCTGGTGGTACTGTTAATATAGATAGTAATGGAGATTTTTTATTAAATTCTCCTAAAATATATTTTGGGTTAAAAACCGAAGACACAGATCACGAACCATTAGTTCTTGGAAATAAACTATCCCAATTATTAAATAACTTAGCGGTTACATTAGGAGAGGCAGCCTCAAACCTAACAGGATCAGTAGATTCCAATGGTGCTGATATTGCCCAAGTCCAATCCGCTGGAGGTACATTACTAATAGCTGCCAACCAGTTATCAAAGGCTATTAAAACTATGAATTCAAACAAAACCTTTACTTTATAATGGCTAAAACTGATTTAAAAGCATCCGTTATAAAAACTTATAATACTACTAATAAAGTAGTAAAAAAAGTAAAGGAGGTAAATACTAAAATTATATATGGCAAAGCTCGAGTACCGGCTATTATTAATTTTAGTGATCCTATAGAAAGAAGGAATTTTACAAGTAATATAAAATCCTTTAGACAAGATCCAAGTTTAGTAAACGCCGTTTTTATATTACAAAATTTAAATAGTTTTGATTTATGTAACCCACTTATGTTTGCTGTTAGTCAAGCATTCCCTCCTGGAAGTGGAGTAGCAAACGTATTTGGAGGTATTCAAAGTAAATTAAATGATATTACTTCTTCGTTTGAATCTTTTAGTTTAGTAGATGGAGTAAAACAAGCTAAGGCTACAGTAGTTAATTCTACAGGTAATACTATACCAACATCTACTACTTTTGGAACAGTAAGAATACCCTTTGCCGATGGTAGGGTATCTTTAAATATTCAAACCCAAGACACTATAAACCCCGGAGCCTCTATAACCTTAACCCAAACTGAAGACACTAGAATAACTTCTAAAATGGTAGGTAGGGTTTCTACTGTAGTTAAGGGTGAGAATTTTTCAATAGTAGATATCAATATTGATTCTGTATTCCCACCTGATGCACCTACAAGTGAAAATGGTGAAACTAAACTAACATTTTCAAACTTTAATGTTGAATTTGAAAGTAAAATATCTACTGATATAATTAAGTTAGCCCAAGATTTAGAAAGCATTACTAGAACACTTCAATCTATTGGATTACCAGACATAGCTAATGAATTAGATAACCTCCCAGACTTTATCCCAGGGGTTGGAAAAATAAAAAAAGCCTTAAATGATGTAACCGATATTATAGATTTAGTGTCGGATCAAGCAGCTGCGGCTGCTACAGTAACAGGTACCGCTTCTAATGCTTTAGCAGGTAATTTAACAGCAAGTGAGGTTTTAAGTCGAATTAGAGTATTAAGAGATTTTTATGCTAAGATAAGACCATATACAAATTTAAATTTTGCTATAGAATCCTTTTTAGGAGACGAAATAGATAATATAAATCGTTTTTTAAGAGATGCTATACCTTACGAGGCTTTAGCTGCCATGGTAGGTTTTATCACTACATTAGGAAAAATGATAGTAGGGGTTATTAACTTTATAATTGGTATACTTAAAATTATCTCTTCTACAATTAAAGTAATTACAACTATCCTTAAAGTAATTAAGGTAGTAGTTAAAGTACTTAAAAAGTTATTTAAAGGTATCCCCTCTATAGGAACTACTGTTGGAGTTCAAGAAGCAAGTACTAATGCTGTAGGAGGAATAGAAGATGCTATCCAACAAATCCTAGATTTATTAGAAATAATACAATGGGGGGTAGATGATGTAATTGCACAATTAGGATTAACTAGATTCTACCTTTTAGAATTTATAAAAGAGGGAGCTAAACTACAAGGTACACTAGAAAGTTGTCCACAATTAAACGATTCTGGATTTGCAGGAGCTTTAGCCCAAGCAAATAGAAGTACATTTTTAGCATTACAAAACTTATTAACTACCATCCCACAACTAAATGTAGGGTATAGATCAGATACGGGTAAAGATGCTTTAGCTAGGGGTACAACTACATTTGTTATAGGAGAAGGTGGCATTTTAATTCCATTACGAGATAGTGTCTATGGGTTTGATGAATTTGGGAACCTTATATTTTATGGAGATTTAGTTTCTTTATCTACAGGAGTAAATTTTGAAGACACTTTAGGTACTGAATTTAGAAGTAAATTAAAATATTATACTTTTAACAAATTTAAAAATTCACAAAGACCCCTTCTTGAAGCCGCAGATAAACTATTTACCTCAAATGAGGTAATAGCTGACCCTAATGATGTATTTGGAAACTTCCAAGAATTATATTTAGGATATACTTTAAAAATCCAAGAAGAAAAACCGATAGGTTCAACTGATCAATCACTTATTAGACGAAGAGCTATTGCCTTAGATTCAACTGAAAAAATAGTAGCCTCTACAGATTTAACCTTTGCTAATGATCTATCTGGGTTAGTTCAAGAAATTAAGTTTTTAGTTAAAGTATTTGTAGACCAAGGAATTATAGGAATAAACACATTCGATGCTAACCCTAACCAAATCTCAGATGACGATGCTATAAACTATGCTGCTAGTTTGGGAACAAACCCCTTAGGATTAAATAACCTACAAGCAACTAATAATAAATCTTCTCTACAACAACCTTTAGGAAATATATCTGCTGATGAAAGTAATATTGAAGCTAGAATAGGAAACCAACCATTTGCATCCTCCGGAACAAATGGTACCCCAACTACAGTTCAAGGTGTACCTCAAACTCCAACACAAGGTAGTCCTGCCCAATCATCAACAGCACAGTCAAGTACACAATATAAAAACATAGACGTTTCGGGTATAGCTAAAAAAGGTATAAACGATTTTATAAACGAAACACCATCACTAAAGAAAGTACAAGATACCTTTTCAATTTTATCTAAAACATCTCCAAAACAACTAGCTGCTATTTTAAGCAAACCCGGAGCCGAAGACATAGATGAAGAACAATTAATAGCTTCTTTAAAAGTATCTATTTTAAATGATTTAGATCCTAACCCTGAACAAGTAGAAAAAGTAAAAAAACTTACTGACAAATTCTTGGAGGCTTTAGAAGGTGTTATTACATTACAATACCAATCTGAATACGCTACAGTTAATCCAAAAAATAGACCACCATTCTTACCTTATTACGAAAGAGTAGAAAAAGATAAAATCAAAATTTTCTATCAAGGTTTAATTCAAAAAGGATTTACTGAAAATGAAATCCAACTAGGTACATCCCAAGACGAAATAAAGCAAAATTATAAGATCGTAATAGACGGTACTAAAGTAACCGTAACCGAAATTAAAAGAAAATCAAAATAAATATTTATAGACATGAAATTGGACGCTTTTAGAACCATTATTAGAGAGGAAGTAAGATCCGTAATTAAAGAAGAATTATCTTTGATTATGCAAACTCCTATTACAGAAACTAAGACTGTTAAAAAACCAGTTGTTGAACAAAAAACAACAAAACCTTCATTTGCCGAAATGGTAAACGAAGAAACAGTTCAACAAACTCAAACACAAACCCCTATTGCCCCAACCGGTAACCCAATGTTAGATATTCTAAATGAAACTGCTGCTGCGGGTGAATGGAGAAATCTAAATGGAGGATATAACTCATCCCATGCTGCTGGATTCGCAGGTGGTATGTCCGGAGGAGCTACTAAAGTAGTAGATAGTGTAGATCAAATGTTAGCTGGAAAACAAGGAGCAACAGACATTACCCAAGTATCAATTGATGCTGTACCTGACTTTTCAGGTGTAATGGGTAAATTAAAAGAAACAGGTAAAATATAATGGCGTACATAGTAAGAAATGTTGATATTCTAGACCTAAATCCTAGTACGGGTGTAGGTATATCCTTACCCTTCAATGGTCCTACAGGTATCAATACAACTTACACTACTAGAGATGCTATTAAATCTAACCTATTAAATTTTATTTTAACAGGTAAAAAGGAACGCGTAATGAATCCTAGCTTTGGTTCTGGGGTTAGAGATTTACTATTTGAACCAATAACAGAAGATATAACGGATCAAGTAGAAAGTTTAATTTTTGGAGGGGTTGAACAATATTTTCCACAAGTGCAAATTAGAAGTTTAACTGTTGATTTAACACCTGATAGAAATACTATAACAATATATCTTAATTATTCTATAATCAATACGAATATAGAAGATGAATTACAAATCAACCTCAACACATAATGGCAGAGTCTAAACAAATACAATATCTAAACAAAGATTTTGATGGATTCAAGCAAAAATTGCTTGAATTTGCCCAAGTTTACTACCCAGATACTTACAACGACTTTTCAGAAACATCTGCTGGGTTAATGTTAATTGAAATGGCTTCATATATTGGAGACGTTTTATCTTTTTATGGTGATAATCAAGTTCAAGAAAACTTTTTAGAGTTTGCTAAACAACGAGATAGTTTATTAGCTTTAGCTTATAACCATGGGTATTTCCCTCAAGTAACAAACGCCGCTACTGTTGATGTAGACGTATATCAAACTATACCCGCTACTATTGATGGGGGTTTAGTAACACCTGATTTCAACTATGCTATGATAGTTGAAGAAGGAGCACAGATTCAATCTGCAAACAATACTTCTGTATTTTTTTATATAGAGGCCAAAATAGATTTTACAATTTCAGGAAGTGGAGATCCAACTGATATCTCCGTATATTCATTAGATTCAAGTAATCAACCAAACTTCTACCTTCTTAAAAAGAAAGCAAGAGCAACAGCCGGTGATTTAAAAACAGCAGATTTTACTTTTACTACACCTGAAAGATTCTCTACAGTACAAATAGAAGATACTAACATTATTGAAATAGTTAAAATAACAGATAGTGATGGTAATAGGTGGTATGAAGTACCTTACCTTGCTCAAGAAACTATTTTTGATCCAACAACTAACATAGCTCAAAACGATCCCGAACTATATCAATATAATGAAACTACACCTTACCTTTTAAAAATTAAAAAGGTACCACGTAGATTTATAAAAAGATTTAAAACAAACAATTCCTTAGAATTACAATTTGGACCTGGAGTTTCATCTAACCCTGATGAAGTAATTACCCCTAATTCAGATAATATAGGTTTAGGATTACCTTACGGTCAAGACAAACTTACAACCGCTTGGGATCCTGCTAACTTTCTATATACCAGAACATATGGTTTAGCTCCCTCAAATACTACTTTAACAGTAGAATATTTAACAGGAGGTGGAGCTACATCAAATGTTACCGCCCAATCCTTAACTATCTTATCAGATGGGAATATAACATTTTTTGGAGATAATTTAGATTCTATATTACAGGATACAGTTAGAAATTCTTTAGCATTTACAAATACCAAACCCGCTTTAGGAGGAGGAGATGGAGATACAAACGAAGATATTAGGAGAAAAGCTATAGCTCAATACCCAACCCAATTACGTACTGTAACAAAGGACGATTATGCTATTAGAGCTTTATCTTTACCTTCAAAATATGGTATTTTATCTAAAGTATATGTTACTCAAGATAACTCAATATCACCTAATGTATCTACTCCTGAAAGTTCATATGATACTAATGCTTTATCATTATATGTTCTTTCAAGAAATAGTAATAATAACCTAACAATAGCAGATCCTGCCTTAAAGAATAATTTAACTACTTATTTAGGTGAATATAGAATGGTAACGGATGCTGTTACTATTAAAGATGCTTTTATTATAAACATTGGGGTTAATTTTGACGTTATAATACAACCTAACTTTAATAATAGAGTAGTATTAAATATTATCATAAACGCTTTAACAACATATTTTGATATAGATAAGTGGCAAATAAACCAACCTATCTTAATTAACAACGTTCGTAACGTAATTGACAATATAGAAGGAGTTCAAACTGTTAAAAAACTAGAACTTGTAAACAAATCTGGAACTGACAGTAACTATTCAGAATTTGCATATGACATTAATGGAGCAACTATAAATGAAGTTCTATACCCATCATTAGATCCAAGCGTATTTGAATTAAAATTCCCTACTACAGACATACAAGGACGAGTAGTAACAAACTAATAAACAATGGCAGTATACAAAATATTTCCTGAAAAAGATGCTTTTATCTTATCTAACTACCCTGCACAAAACACAGGTAGAGATGAGGTATTAGAGGTTTCCAATATAAATGGTATAAACCAACTATCATCTGCTGCTGGCGATTTACCTGCCGTTAGACGTGCGTTAGTTCAATTCAATACAACGGATATAAACAACGTAGTTACAAATAAAATAGGCGACGCGTCATTCCAAAGTAACTTAAATTTATACCTAGCAAACGCTGGAAACTTACCTTTAGATTATAATATCGAAGCATATGCCGTGACACAGTCATGGGATATGGGAACAGGAAGAGTAAGCAATTCCCCTAAAACAACCGATGGTGTATCATGGTCTTGGAGACAAGAATCAGGTTCGGGAGCATGGGCAACAGAAGGTGGAGATTGGCTCACAACAACATCAGGTTCACAAACATTTACCTATACAAGCAACAAAGATATCTCAATGGATGTTACTCCTATAGTTCAACTATGGAATAGTGCTTCAATTGACAATAACGGGTTTATAGTTAAACTCGACGATAATATCGAATTTTCGGCTTCATACGTTGAAACTAATTTTTTCTCCGTAGATACCCATACAATATACCCACCTGAGTTAGAATTTAAGTGGGACGATTCAACATATTCAACTACGTTATCTGCCTTAACATCAAGTGATTTTGTTTTAAAAGTAACAAACTTAAAATCTGAATTCGAAGATACAAGTGTATATAAATTTAAATTAAAGGCTAGAGATACTTACCCAACAAGAGCATTTCAAACATCATCTGTTTATTTAGATGCTAAAGCTTTACCTACATCTTCATATTGGGGTCTAAAAGATATCAAAACAGGAGAAATGGTTGTAGATTTCGATACCACATACACCAAAATATCAGCTGACAACGATAGTAATTACTTTACAGTTTACATGGATGGTTTACAACCTGAAAGATACTACCAAGTAGTAGTTAAAACTGAAGTTGAAGGTGAAACACTAGTTATTGAAGATAAAACAAATTATTTTAAAGTTGTAAGATAATGGCTAGCCAAGAAGTAAAATTAGAAAGGAAAGTATTTGGGAAAGTATCCTACCCTAAAGTGGTAGATACTAACTTTTCTCAACTAGTCCAACCTCAACAAACCTTAGTTATTGAAGAACCCCTATCAGTAGCTGAATTCTTTGACGAATATAATAGATTATTTTTCGATATACCTCAAAATGGTTCTAACGGAACACATGAGGAACTAGTTAAAAGAAGCTCATCTTACCTAGGTATAACAGGACAATCAGAGGAAACACAAGCCCTTCTTGACGAAATAAACAGTTTAAGAGCTCAATTACTCTCAGCTCAACAAGAGGTAATAAATCTTAGTTTAGATATATAATATGGAGCAAATTAGTGTCTCAAATAATTCTCCGGAATCTTTAATCCCCCAAGACTACACTACAAAGGATATAAACTTATTAAATGAGTATTCCCTTAGTAGAGAATTTGGTGCGGAACAAGATGTGATTGAATTTCATATATTTTCAAATTCAAACCAATTATTAAACACTAATTACGATTTTAAGAATTATTCTGTTTTAACTACAACAGATAATAGCTCTTTAACTAATACTTTATCTTTAGACCCTGAACGTGATACAAAGGGTGCTGGGTATACTTTAGGTAAATTTAATACTGGATATTTCTTCTACAGAAACTTATTTCTTAGCTCAAACTCAACAAGATTCTTCATTAAAGAAATCTCAGGAGATAGAACTGAAATAAGAATATCTACTAATGATATTTCATACAACGCTTTAGGTACATCTTATTTTAACTATCTAGTAGCAAAACAAGCAAAAAGTTTTTATTCAGATTTCCTTTTAAACTTTGGAAATAACAATACTGTAATAGGAGTAAACTCTTTATTAGATACATCTAATGAAGCAGAACCTAGTTTATTTATTAAATTATATGAACCATTACCCGCAGGTTATAACTTAAAAGATACCTTATGGGTTGCAGAAGAAATATCTGACCCAATATCCTTTAATGTAGATATCCAATTTACATCTGAAGAAACAGAGCAAAAAAATTATTTAAGAGGTCCAAATACAAATATAGAGTTAAACTCACAAACTAACTTTACAACTAAGTATTTTAACGTAAACGAAATACTTGATACAACACAAACCTCTTCATACCAACAAGTAAAATCCTATTTAGAGGAAACTAGTGTCAATATTAATATTGATCACGAGGATTTTTCAAACTTTGTACATTTTTCTTCTGCTGTTGAGAGATTAGAAAACTTTAGATATAAATTAACTTTAATTCAAAATTACCAAAGCGATTTAAATTCACTTAAAGGTATAGATGAATTAACAGATGATAGTTTTGTATCTGCCTCTAAAGCAACTATACAAGACAACATAGATACATTAATAGAAAAATTCGATAATTACGAATATTACTTGTATTTTAATTCAGGATCAAAATCATGGCCCAAATCAAACGAATTCCCTCCCTATGATAATTTATCTGTAAACGATACAGGTTCATTGTTTTGGTTAGGATCTGCTGATGAATCTAGTGATTATTATGGTGGTCAAGTATTATCTGCTTCCTTATACGATACAGAAAATAGAGATTATATTTGGAATACTTTACCTTCATTTGTAAAAGATGATCCACAAAATCAAAACCTAGAATTGCTTGTAGCGATGCTAGGACAACACTTTGATTACATATGGACTTACACTAGAGCAATAGGTGATTTACAAATAACAGATAACAGACCTGATTATGGTATATCTAAAGATATGGTAGCGGATTCGCTTCGTTCTTTAGGTATCAAATTATATACAAGTAACAGAACAAACACAGATATATTCACCTCTATCTTAGGACTATCTCCATCAGGGTCACTTGTACCAGATACAGGATCTTTAAGAGTAGAAAACTACATATCAGCTTCAAATGAAGTTATATCCTACGATGATGTAAATAAAGAAGTATACAAACGTATCTACCATAACTTACCTTACCTACTTAAATCTAAAGGTTCATATCGTGGTTTAAGAGCACTCTTAAATTGTTTTGGTATAGCTGATGATATTTTAAGAATAAATGAATTTGGGGGTAATAAGAAAAATGAAAGAAGAGTAACCCAATACTTTGAAAAATCTAATCGAATATTAGATACTAGGGGTTCTAGTTCATTAGAAGTACCTTGGTTACCAACATTAATGCCTATTGTTCCTGATTTTTGGGAGGAAGTAGATAAAGATTGGAACGATATAGAAGGTTGGTGGAACGGTATTTTAGCTGAGGATCAAGTACCGGATACAATTGAGTTTAGATTTAAAACTAAAGATATACCTTCTGCTAGTCATTTTACTCAATCTATATTCCAAGTAAATAATAGTGATTCTTCTTCACAATTTGGATTGCAACTATTATATCCTTCAGAATCTATAGCGGACTTACCAGGTACATCCTTCAATAATTATGGTGAACTAAGATTCATACTCTCAGGTTCCCAAGGATATACTTCTACAGATCCTATTTTCTTACCTTTCTTTACAGGTAGTTTTTGGGATATAAAATTAGACAGAAGTCCAGCAGGCCAAAATTTAAATAGTAGTGGTTCACTAAATACTACTTATGAATTAATAGCTAAATCAGGGCAATACGATGGAAATAATAATTACATTGACTATCAATCATCTTCTAGCTTAGTAATATCGGCTTCTACCTCTGCTTCATACAATGAAGCTTGGAACACTTATACCTTCACCTCCGGTAATACTCAACTTCATGGATATTTGGGGGGAGCTAGTAGTAGCAACGTCATAGCACCTGATGGTGTTATATTTGATGGGTATTTCCAAGAATTTAGATATTGGATTACAAATTTATCTCAATCTACATTTGACCAACACGTTTTAAATCCTACATCTTATGTAGATAATGATATAACATCTTCATATTATAATTTAATATATAGATTACCGTTAGGAAACTATAATGAATTTTCAGGTTCTGATGGGGATAATAAAATTTATACTGTTCATCCTTTATCTACAGGTTCATTTGCTCCAACAGCCTCATTCTTAGGTACAGGTTCTTCTACTATAAATTATGGAATTATAACAAACTTTACAACTGAAAGTTTTGTAACTTATAGCAATGTAGATTTAATGCAGGGACCTGATGCTGGAGCTTTTACATTAAATGAAGCAAAAATACGAACAGAAAATAACCCTATAGTATCAGGATCTACCCTATCTCCTTATATTAGTGTTCAACAAAAACTAAAAAATGGATATACTGCTGATTTGGATAATATTGAAATATCTGTATCCCCTCAAAATAGTATAGATACTGATATAGTTAACCAATTAGGATTTTTTGATATAGATGAATATATAGGAGATCCTAAATTAGCGGCTTCGGGGTCATACCCTAAACTAGATGAATTAAAGAAGTTTTATTTTAGAAAGTATTATAAATCACAAAACGTATATGATGTAATTAAGTTATTATCTTATTACGATAGTTCTTTATTTAAGATGTTAAAGGATTTTATTCCTGCTAAAGCATCACTGAGATCTGGTTTAGTAATTAAACCACACTTATTAGAAAGAAACAAAACAGAAAAATTCGAACCATCTTTTACCTATATAGACCATTCAGGATCAATTGATATGGTTAGTATAGAAGGTTCAACTCCAATGGGAGTACCTTTAGATACAACTTATACAGGAAACGTAGCGATACCATCCGGATCTGGAGATACAATCACAGCTTCATTTGTAGTTTATAACTTTACAGATAATGTAGAAGCATTTACCGGAGAATATAGTGGAAGTGAATTAACAGTTTATTCACAACCTACTACTAGTATGGTAACTGAAAAAAGTTTCTTTAACACAGAAACCGAATATAGTACTTCACTATCGTATTCTGCTGTTCCATTTTTACCTACTTTAAATAACGTGTTAGAAGCTAGAAAATCAACCCAATATATGGATATTGATTATTCTTCAAATATAGTCACTCCTGTTAACATAGGATTTATTACAAGTAGATCATTTGGGCAAATTACAGAACAGGATACTCCATTTTTAGATGCTCCTATTCAAGATAGTAACTATACATTATTGCGTAGCGTAAATCCAAGATATTTAGGTAGTAAAAATACATCAGCAAAATATAACGATTATACTGTAGGAGATAAATCATATGGTCAAACTGCTGCCATTGATTTAAATTCACTTAAGTTTGCTTATTTCTCTGAAATAGTAGAAACAGGCTCACTATTCCCTGATCGTTCAAATGTATACTTAAAGTATCTAATTGATGGTAGATCTAACGTTACGGAATTAACTCGTAAAAATGAGAGCTTATTTGAATTACAAAATATATTCAATTCAAACAAACAAGCAAACATTTCATTAGACAATAACCAACTATATTCAGATCAAAAATACCTAGATGGTTTAAAACCTATATCAGCAGGTGGGTTTAGATACTTAGCATGCTTACAAAACCCAACAGGTAGTAATGTTTTAGTATACAAATTCACATCTGGTTCGTTAACTACAACTACAAAAACAGACTTAAAGGAATTACCTGGAAGTTTAGGTGGAGAATTTGTTAAAATATCTAACTTTACTTTAGGTACAATTAATATTCAAAGTGGTAGTAACAATGTATCTGTAGGTGGATATCCTGCTATTACATTAACTAGAAATACTCCTGTTAATCAATCTACAATTTGGTGGGATAACGATTTAGTAGTTAACATTGAAGGACAAGTTGAAATGGAATTAAACATTCCTAAAAACACCTCAGCTTCAATAGATAGTATTACATGGAACCCCTTTGATGGAGCCTTACCTTTAATATCATCTTCAACTGATTTAGGAGATTTTGCTTTATTAAGAGCAACTTACCATGTAACTAATTCTGTTACTTTACCTAAAAATACTAATTCAACAGAAGCATTATTAGACGATTCCCCATCTGCCATGGGTGGGTATTTTGAAACTATTTTCCCAACTCCCCAAATAGTAAGTGCTTCAATTAACATAGGAGCAGAATCAGCTAAATATTCAGAACCTGAATATACTTATTATTACCCTTCAGATCCAATCTTAGCTTTAACTTCAAGTATAGAAGATAGAGGAGATGCGGATAATGGAAATGCTTTCTTTTTAAGGAACAACACAGGATCATTTAATATACTTACAGCATCCGTTTCAATGTCTTATTGGTATGGAAACTTTATACAAACATCATCTGTACAAGAAGGATATCCTGTTGTAGATGAGGAATTTGTAATTCAACAAGGCGATTTATTTAGATTCTACGACTCAGCAAGTGGGGAGTTCCCTAAAGAATTTGAAAGACAAGTAAAACGTGTTAATACTGTATTTAGAGACGAAGTAACTAATACAAGACGTTTAACAGTTGAATTTAATAGAGATATACCTGCAAGAGCATGTGACGATTATGGAAGTGTCTCCTCACCTGAAGATGCTAGACAAATTGGTCATTTTGTTATATTGAGAAAAACATCCGATGAAACCAACATCGTGTTAGACTTTACAAAACAACCTGGACAAACATCAACAGGTATTGTTTTACCATCAGATATACCAAAATCCCTACAAGAAAGGGCGGGTAATATCGTCAAAGAACTAAAATCACAGAACTTAATATCATAAGAAATAAAAAATACTATATTTATATACAACATTAATACACTATGGGATACTTAAATAACACTACCGTTACTGTTGATGCAATTCTCACCAAAAAAGGGCGTGAGTTATTAGCTAGAAACGACGGTTCTTTTAGAATTACACAATTTTCATTAGGAGATGATGAGATTGATTACACTTTGTACAATCCAAACCACCCATCTGGGTCAGCATTTTATGGAGAAGCTATTCAAAATATGCCTATTCTAGAAGCATTCCCTGATGAAACACAAACAATGAAGTATAAGCTTCTTACCTTACCAAGAGGTACAGCTAAACTTCCTGTATTAGAATTAGGATATTCAACTATCACTCTAAAACAAGGTGCTTCATTATCTATCACTGCTCAAACATTAAACTACCTAGGTACAGATTCAACATTTGAAGCTAGTGGTTATGTAGCAACTATTGGGGATTCTAGAACTTTATCTAAATTCGAAGGTGTAGGAGTAAATACAGCAAATGCTACTCAATTAAATTCAACTAGTACAGTTGGTACAAACGTATCCCGTACCGTAATTGGAACTACGATTAATTTAACAGCAACTACTGTAAATACACTATTCGGTACCTCAAACACTTTAAACACAATTCTAACCGTTACTGGTAGAGATTCAGGAGCAAGATTAACTGTTCCATTGAATATCACTAGAGTAACATCTTAAGATAATAATATATGAGCTTTGTAAGTTTACAATCAAGTGATTTTGTAGTAAGTGCGGACTCTATCACATCCACATTGTGGACAGGTGGTGCCCCGATCTTAAACCAATTCTTTACTTCATCACAAACATCATCATTTAATACTTTCTTAGATGTTTACCAAACAGGATCTTTAAGATCAGATGCTGAAGTACAATTTTCAATTGCCTACGGGCAAGTAGAAGGGTCAGGTTCTGCTCCTTATAATAACCTAGTTACAGGAAGTTCACCTTCTAGAGTAACATATGGTCAATTTAGAACATTAGTTAACGGAGACGAAAATACAAACTTCAACTTTGGAGTTGGAAATACAGATTCAAGTGATGTTTATGTACTAAACGTTAACAGAGCAAGATATAAAGAAAAATTATTCCCTGGAACCTTTAACTTAGTATTATCTGGATCAGATGGAACAGAAGTATCTCGTTTACAATTAACAGATAATTCAAAAGACATAACTACATTAACTTATACAGACGCAGGTCGTGTATTTGATATTGTAAGTGGTACAAATGGTAGCGCAACTAACTCTACACCTGTATCTGCTTCAACAGTTACTCCTGGGTATACACCTTCAGGATCATATGGTAAATTTTTACCGGATGTAGGTTTAATCTTACTTAACCCAAGAGCATTACAATTATCTGCTTCATTAGGTGGAGCAGGATTAGTAATAAATGGAGATTTAACTAATGATGCCTCTGTAGCTAACCATAGTGCTTTATTTGAATCAATTCAATTAGCACAAACATTTTCACTTAATTCTGAAGAAACTATAACATCTGATTATATATTCGTAAGGATTAACAACTCTGATTTTAACTACTCAACTAACCCTTCTATGATAAGTGGTAGTGGAGAGTTTGTATATTCAAGTCTAATCAACAACCCACAAACATTTGTAACAACAGTTGGTTTATACAACGATTCAAATGAGTTACTATCAGTAGCTAAATTATCTAAACCGTTAGTGAAAGATTTCACTAAAGAAGCACTAGTACGTGTAAAATTAGACTTTTAATGAATGAGTTTTGCATACAAAAAACTAAATCCATCTGACGTAAAGTCTGTTCCCTATGTTGCTAATAAGCAATATGAGTTCTTATCATCATCATATGAGGCAGAAGGAATACAGACTTATATAGGGGAATATTTCCCTATTACAACTGCAAATCCTTTTGATCCCCAAAATGATAACCAAACAACAGACGGAAATTATAGACGACTAATTTATGAATCAATTCGTCATTTGTATTACCAAAACTACGTTACAAAATCTTCCTTAGATCAAGAAACAGAATCCGAAGATTTAATATACCCTAAGAATGTAGGTCAGTTTTGGCACTCATCTTCATATGATAACTTTCTACAAAACACAATGGTGTCTGGGAATTTTAACCAGAACCATAGAAGTTTTCCTTATTTTGAAAGTATAGAATATAGATTTGATAATGTATCTTCTTCATTATATGGTACTGCTATATACTTTATAGAAAATGCTGCTAAAATTAGAGTAATTTCTATTCCTAAAGACATATATGGGAATGGAGTACAACCCTCTACTTTTGAACTAGCTGGAGACAACTTTCTTATCAAAGATGATGGTCAAGGAAACTTATTTGACTATGCTCCTGTAATATCTAACTATTCAGAACAAGTATACTCAGGAGATGCCTATGGGTATTCAGGAGATAATTCACTTTTAATTCCTGTAGGAAATGTATTTTATAATCAGGGTATAGCTGTAATTACAAATGTAGATTATATTTGCTTTATAGAAGGAAACCCTGTAGCTAGAAACAATTATATTGAAATATTAAATACCCAATTAGATAAAACTATTTTAACGTTAGAAGATGATTTTGATGATTGTGGGTTTATATTAACGGGTTCAATAAATACATTTGCTAACCCTGGTTTTACCTTCCCTGACTACACGGTTAGCTCTAGTGGTGATTTAATTATTACTCCTAACGAAACAAGTGTTGTACCTGGGGAATACCAACTATATTATAACGTAGAAAACAATTTTGGGCTAACAAGCAACACAGGTTCAGTAGTATTAAGATTAACATCTGAGCCATTAACTTCTAATATCTTATCTTTAACAGAATCTTGTTATCAAAATACAGGAGATATATCTGCTTCAGTAACATTCTCGGTAGATCAAGGTGTTCCACCTTATAGTTGGTCAATAGACAATACAAATTATACCCCTATAACCGATCTATTCCAACCAATAGTATCGGCTTCAATATTTCCATCACGCTCTGTTGTTCTATCAATAAGAGACATAGATGGTACTATTGTAACACAATCCCTTAATACTGCTTTCTTACCTATAGATGGTAAATTATGGCAAAATGACGTATCATTCTGCGGTACAAGCGATGGATATATTATAGCGAGCGCAAGTGGCGACTTACCTATTACTGCGTCTTTAAGCGCCTCATTTAACGGTGGTGTTGAACTACCAAATACAATGAGTAATTTAGAGGTAGGTACTTATACTGTATACTTTAAAGATGCTAACAATTGTACTACAACTTCACAAATTGAAATAACTAAAACTATTCCTGTAACAGCTAGTTATGTTTCTGAACATATAGATTGTTTTGGAGGCTCAACAGGTCAAATTTATTTATACCAAATTAATAGTGAAAGCTTAGAGGAAAGAGACCAAGAATTATACTTAACAGGAGGTACAGAGCCCTTTACTTATGAATGGACAGGACCAAATAGTTTTATAACCACTTCACAAGATATTATAAATGTTCCTTCTGGCACATACCTATTAAATATAGAAGATGCTGATGGGTGTTTTTATGGGTTTACGTTTGATTTAACTTCTTCTGAACAAATATTATATACAGCTAGTATAGATTATATTTCAAGTGCTTACACTAGTTCATTACTTATATCTAATTTAACCGGAGGTATAGCCCCTTATAGTGTTACTGCTTCTACCTTACTTTCAAATTATTTTTTAGAAGTTACAGAAAGCGGTACATTCTCAATTCCCTTAATAGCCGATGAATTAAATGCAGGTTCATGTAGTGTTTCTTTAATAGATTCACTGGTCTGTAGTTCGGTTACTTCAAGTGTAGAAATATTTGGAAGAACTTGGGAATTAACAGGCTCAAATTGTGAAGATGGAACGGGTAGTTTAATTGGGGAACAAGTTGGACAACGTACCTTAAACTTCTATACAAATGAAGAAACAGGGTCAGAATGGGTTACTGTAACGATCCGCTCAGGTAGTGAATCACCAATAGAACTAGCTACATCAAGCAGTTTAACTGGTAGTTTAACATGGAGTTACAATGATACTTTATATATAGACATATACACAGGGTCGAATGATAATTTCTATTTAAGAAGGGAATTTAGCGGCTCAAATTGGGAAGAAACAGGACCTGCTAGTATAACCGGTAGTGAAATTACATCTTCTACTATAATAGTAGGTAATGCAAATATGGTACACTTTGAGGAAAACTTAGATGTTTCTCTAGCATTCGGACCGGATTATGGAATTAAATCATTACATTTAACTGCTAGTAAAGCAAATACCGAAAACTTAACTACAAACATTAACTTTAAGTTTGATAAACAAATACCACTATCTAAAATTAGAGATAATTTTACAGGTAGTGCTTCAAACTTAATATTAACAGGTAGTGATGGAAGTGGTTCAAATTTTATAGCTCGTAACGACGAATTTATAGATATAGAATATGGTAATACTGGAAGTTATATAGGGCCCAATAAATTACTCTTTAGAGAAGACTATGCTTTTGGTAATATCATAAACACAATATCAGGATCAAGCGTAGAATATACTAGTGGATCCATATGGAGTGGATCAGTTTCTGCAAGTATATTTGGTGGAGAAAATGCACAATATTTTACTCAACGTACGGATAAAATATGGCTTTTAACAGCAGATGTAGATAATATTGGATTCTTTGAAGCTTATTCATATACTGATGCAGATCAATATACTAATGATCCTATAGGAACTAGAACAAATACTACTTATACTCATAGGGAATATAAAATATTTGCAGGTTCTCAAAGAATGGAAAATGATCTTATGTATATAGGAATTATACATGAGGATGAGTTTGCAGAAATGCCTTTACCTGCAGGATTAGGTGGGGGAGAAATATTTAATAGAAAACTTGAAAACTTAAAAGATGTTAACCGTATCTATTATTTATTCATGTCACCAATAGGATCTTCAGATTCACAGGCTGAATTAGATAGTAGAGCAATAGCAGTAGGACAATACTTTATAGATAATGTAATATATGGCTAATACAGGCTTCATAATAAATAATACAGTAAGACAATTCTTTTCTACAGGACCTGACTCAGGTAGTGCTGTAGCGACGGGATCTGATGTAGATTTAACTGTATCACCATTTTCAGCAAGTTTAGAAGATACCGATTACTATAATAGGGCATACGAACCAGATTTATGTGAACCCGGATTTGAAACTTGTGTTGTACCTTTATTAACTAGTTTAACAACAGGATCTCGTAGGGGAAGATTTGCTATAAATTACGTAACACAATCTTCTTTTAATTTTCCTATTAACATAACAGCGTCGGTATCTAACACCCCTGACTTTTCAGTTAGTGAATCATTTTATGCTGCCACAGGTAGTGGACCTATTCCTGTTTCTTCTTCATTTGTAAGTGGAACTATATATTTTAGAGCATTTATGTCTTGTAGTGGACCAGATCCATCTCCAAACTCAGATCCTTTATCTTTTACATATGACCTTTTACCCCCTCCTTTAGAGGCGGGTAGTGTAAATGTTGTATTTAAAAACAACTACTCTTCTACTATGGAAGTTTTACTTCGTAGCACTAGAGGAAACGCTACTTATAGAATCAGTCCTGGACAATCCGTAACTTATGATTATAGTACATCACCTGACCCTGGTGCTTGGACAGCAACAGGTCGTTCAGAAGATTTAAATATTACTATAAAAGGAGGAGCTAGAAGCGCTTATGGAAATTATGTTCAAAGAGTAACTAATGGTGTAGAAAAAGAAACATATACAACTGGAGGAGGGTTTAATAGTCCTAGTAATAGAAATGAAAATAGTTCAACATTTGCCGCTGATAAAGGATTAGGTTTTACTATAAGACAATTAGTATTACCTAAAAATGGTACTACAACAACAACCACTTTTACATTACTAACAGTACCACCACCACCTCCACCAATCCCACCCCCACCACCACCCCCACCACCACCAGGACCTAGTGGACCACCACCTGTATATGTACCTCAACCAACAATTAAGTTTGGTTCAGCTATATTTGATAGTGAGGAAGCAGCATGTACTAATTTTAATGAAAATTATAGAGCTCAAACTTACTATCAATTTGGCAATGTCTTATATTTAAATAGAACTGATGCTTTATCTAGTACTAGAGGTACATTCCCAAATACTGAAAACTATATATTATATGGTGATGGAACTTACTATGTAGTTAATAAAGATGGTAGACTACAAAATACAGGAGCGTGTAGAAGACCTTCTATAACACTATCAACATTTAGAGGTGCTTATGCTACTCAAGAAGAAGCCTGTGCTAGACAAAAAGTAAATGGTGGAAATACTACTTATGAAATAGGTAAAATTAGAGTATCTGGTAGATTTCCTATATATGAAGGTGTAAATGAAAGAGGTGGTAAAAACGCTATAGTAAGTGGAGGAAGAGTAGTTGCATATGAAACGTGTGGAACTGAATTAACTGACGTAACTTATAGTTCAACTGGATTTGCTTCTTCTTATGATTTAAATAACCCTTCTACTATAAGCCCTAGACTTTTAAACTATATTTGTAATTTTAGCGGAACTGAAACATACTCCATAGGTCCATCAGGAACAGTCTATTACGGGTTTAATTATAAAGGAGGAAAGTACAAATATGTACCTTTAACCTTTAATAGATGGTATAAAACCACAGACGGATCTTTTGTAAGTTTTGATCGAGGTCAAGTAACTGGAACTGCTAACCCTTGTTAAAAAATAAATTATGGCGATAGAAGTAGGCCCAAATAAAATATCATTCAAAAACAAATATACTGTATATGAAAATGAAATCATATGCACTGTATCGGAGAATGAATTTAATATGACACAAAATCCAACTATCTCAACAGATAGTTCGGGTTCACTACGCGATTTCGCTACGGGTTCTAACTTTAAACCTTACGTTACTACAGTAGGGTTATATAATGATAACAACGAACTACTGCTAGTGGGCAAATTTGCTCAACCACTACCAATGTCTGATGTAACAGACACAACATTCGTAATACGATATGATCAATAATTACTGGACAGACTTGTCCGGGAAAGTTTATAACGAAATATCCGATTTCCCGGAAGGTACCTTTGGCTTTGTATATAAAGTAAAAAATACATCCAATGGTAAAATATATATAGGAAAAAAAGTACTATATTTCAATAGAAAGAAAAAACTAACCAAGAAAGAACTAGCCGAAATTACATCCCCAGGACGTAAGCCAACTACTAAAGTAGTACAATTGGAAAGCGACTGGATGGATTATTGGGGTTCATCTAAAGACTTAATAGCCGATTTTAAAAAACAAACCGGTGAAGGTTTTGAAAGAAAGATACTAAAAGAGTGTCTAACTAAAAAAGAGTTAACATATTGGGAAATAGCCCATCAACTTAAAGAGGATGTCCTCCTAGTTGAAAGCTATAACGATAATGTCTTAGGTAAATTTTACCGAAAAGACGTGGTATATTAAATAAGGGTTCATATATTTACCAATTATGGTAAACAATGTTTTATTAGGGCTGGTTAATTCAATACTGGGGAGAGGTTCTGCTACCGCAAGGGGCAACCACTCCTACCACTGTCCTTTCTGTAACCATAAAAATCCCAAACTCGAGGTTAACCTTATACCAAATAAGAAAAACGAGAACCCTTGGCACTGCTGGGTTTGCGATACTAAGGGAAAAACGTTACACACTTTATTTAAACGACTGAAAGTTGTTCCTGAAAAGTACGCTCAACTGAACGATGTTCTAGGGACAACAGTAAAGTATGAAAGTTTACTTGAAAATGTCAAAGTTGAATTACCTAAAGAATATAAGCCTTTACATAGTATAACAAAATCCGATTTAATAGCGCGTCATGCGTTGGTATACTTGAAGAACCGCGGTTTAACACCGCTAGATATACTCAAATACCAAATTGGCTACTGTGAAACAGGTCGATTTGCTAACAAGGTGATTATACCTACATATAATTCTGAGAGTAAGTTAGATTATTTTATAGCCCGTGCATTTGACAAAGAACCATCAAGAAAATACGATGCACCTGTCTCAGATAAGAATATAATTGGCTTCGAAAATATGATAAACTGGAATGTTCCTGTAATATTATGTGAGGGAGCCTTCGATGCAATTGCAATAAAACGAAATGCTATCCCACTATTTGGTAAAAACATTTCAGAAAAATTAATGAAAAAAATAGTTACAACTAGTGTAGACAAAGTCTACCTTGCCTTAGATCAAGACGCTATCAAAGCGACTTACAAAATAGCTGAAAAGCTCCTCAAGGCAGGGAAAAAACTATTTGTAATTGAATTAGAGGACAAAGACCCGGCCGATATGGGATTTGTCCAATTTACAAACAGAGTACAAGGGGCTACAGAATTCACATTCCCTGACCTGTTTAAACTCAAATTATCTTTATGATATTAAGAAAAGCAATATTCCCAAAACAGGAATATAACAAGAATTTCACCCAAATTACCACAAATGATTCTCGTTTCTACGAGGATGGAGACATAACGTACCCATCAGTAACTTACGTTTTATCGTACTACCCTAAAGGAAAGTATTTTGAAGAGTGGCTTAAAAAAGTAGGCTATTCCGCAGATTACATTGTAAAAAAGGCAGCCTCCGAAGGTACAGAAGTACACAATATGGCTGAACGTTATCTACTAGGTGACGAAATCAAATTAATGAAAGATGGTAGACCCATATATGATTTAAGTATATGGAAAATGTTTCTACTCTTTGTAGACTTCTGGGAAACTAGTGGAGCTGAATTACTTGAAACAGAAATATTCCTATATTCAGAGACACTTAAAATAGCAGGTACTTGTGATATAGTATGTAAAATTGATGGAGAGTTATGGGTATTGGATTTAAAAACATCTAACCATTTACAAACCACATACGATTTACAAACAGCCATCTACTCAAGATGTTTTGAAGAATGTTACGAGCAAAAAGTAGACCGTGTAGGTGTATTATGGCTTAAGTCAAAATCACGAGGTGAAGATAAGACAGGTAAAAAAATGAAGGGGAAAAATTGGGAAGTATACGAATCTTCTCGTACAATAGATGAAAATTTAGAGATATATTCTCACGTACGTGCCCTATTTGATTTAGAAAATCCTGTATTGAAACCTTTATCACATAAGTATCGCACAGTAGCCAAAATGGGAGTGTCTTCCTAACTTACTTTTCGTATATTTATATGTAAAACATATAAGTGATAAAATTACGACACATAATCTTAGAGCAATCCACTAATCCTAAAGCTCTTATACTTGCTGGTTCCCCAGGGGCCGGCAAGTCTTCATTCATAGAGGGAGTAAAGGATGCTCTTATATTAAACGTAGACGACTATTACATGCGTAATTTAAAGGACTTAAATGTGTCTTTAGATTTAAAAAACGCAAGTGCTGAAGATAGAAGTAAAGCAGCTAAAGCAATGGCGGCCGCAAATGCTGAATTCCGTCCTATGTCTCGTGAAATTATATTAGGTAAGAAAAATTTTATATTAGATGGTACTGCTGCATCAACCAAACCTACCTTAGAGCTTAAAAAACAACTAGAGGAACTAGGATACGATATATTAATAGTATATGTATTTGCTTCACTGGAAAAAGCATTAGAAAGAAATGATGTACGATTTGACAAATCAGGTGGTAAAGACCGTAGTTTAGCCCCAGGTATTGTATTACGTACTTGGAATAGTGTAACTCAAAACTACGATTTATATCGAAAAGAATTTGGAAATGACTTTGTATCTGTAGTTAACGATAAAGCATTGGAGAAAGGCGAGCCTATGAAATCCTTAGAAGATTTAGTAGACAAATATCTTACACCATATGCCCCAAAAGACACTAAACCTAAAACAGACAAGGAAAAAGAAAGAAGTGCTGCCTCAAAGGCAGAACTCGAAAAACAAATAAATGATTTTATAAATCTAAATAAAATAGAGGATATCAAATCAAGCTCTGTATCTAAAGACGAAGCAAAATCTCGTGTAAATCAATTCTTTTCATGAATTACGAAAAATTAGGTAAAAATATAGTTGAGCAGCTGCTCATGGAAAACTTTACGGATAAGGTATCTTTATACCCTGGTGCGTTTAAACCCCCACATAAAGGACACGTCCAAATAGCATTGGATTCCTTTGATTCTGATACATCTAAACTAATACTATTTGTTTCTTCAAAGTCAAGAGAAGATGTTGAAGTAGAAGAATCAATAAAAGCCTGGGAACTATATAAACAAAACACCCCAGGTTTAGAAAACATGGAAATTATTTCCACCCCCACCCCTGTTACAGCGGTATATGATTACGCTAAAGACAATCCTACACACAATATAAAAGCAGTATTCGGTAAGGGTGAAGGAGATCGTTTTAAATCTCTATCCAATAAAGAAAAATACCCAAATGTTGAAATATTCAACGCGGGAACAGTGGGTGAACTCTCAGCAACTGATTTACGTAAAGCCATACGAGATAAAGATAAAGAAGCAATAGCTACATTTTTACCTAGTGGTGTAAACATAGACAGTTTCTTGTCTATATTTCAAATACAAGAAAAAATAAACGAGATAGGAGATTTATCTCAAAAACCCTACGATTGGAAAGCTGAATTTGATAAAAGCGATGAAGAAAATGACGTATATTCTTTTATCACAGACAGTGGTACTAAATATGAGGTTAATCTCTACAATTCCGTAGGAACTCGTTCTGTTTGGGATCTTGAATTTTTAGCCCAACATGGTATTAGGGGTATGTCTTCAAAACAATTAACTGGAGGAAACGAACCACTTAAAATAATGTCTACTGTAGTTGATATAGTAAAATCTTTTATAGAATATAAGGGTGATGTTGATAGTATACTATATTCTCCTACCAAAGGAAAAACAGGGGAAGAAGATGCTAAAGATAATACTAGAGCAAAATTATACAAAATAATTATCCAGAAAAATTTTCCAAAAGCTAAAATAAGTGGAACAGATGATATTAAAGTAGACGTATCAGCTTATAAAGGCGAAGATATGTTCGAAACCATAGTTGGAGATGAAATACACTGCGACAACTGCGATTGGCATTGGAAAATAAAAGAGGGTGGAGACGATTTATATACTTGCCATAAATGTTGGCACGATAATACACCTATAACTGAAGAAACTCTATTTGAAGAAGAAGATAGATTAATGGTTGAGGTAGTTAACCCTGACGGTGAAAGGTTTAAATATGAAGAATCAAATATAAAAGGTCTTTATACTTATAAAGATTCAAAAGACAATTTATACTTTGCTAGGATAACTTATTCTCCCTCTTCCCCTCCTAGATTTGAATTTAAAGTAGGATGGTTTGAGGATAATAATATCTCTAAACCCAAATATGAACCCTACTTACCCTCAAATGTAACAGGGATGGATAATCTACAACGTAGAAATACTGTAGCTAAAATATATAGAGATGAAATATTACCTTTCTTTAAAAAGAATCAAAACATAGCTAAACAACTAGATATTAACCCTTTATCAAATTCAAGATATATCTTTTCTCAAAGATTAGTGCAAAACCACACTCCTGAAAATTATAATATAGATTTAAGGGATGGAAAGATTATAGTTACTGTAAAAACTAACGAAAATAGCTATCTACAAGAAGCACGATACAACAAATTCCTAAAGGAAAGTAATATACTAAACCTAGATATCCCTAAATTTAACTATAAAAAAACACTAACTGAAAGTTTGTGGAATACTATAAATGAAATTTCTTTATCCAAAGATAATGCTGTAGAAATAAATGGAGATTTAACTGGGGGGTATTTTAAAGTGGGGAATATAACTTATACTTATAGTATTAAAAATATTCCAAACCCCTATAGAGATTTAGGATTATTTTATAATATTCAATTCACCCCTGAAGAAAACACTACATCCATTCCTCAAGGCGGAAAAGAAAATTATATTAAAATATTATCTACTATGTATAAAATTATAACAGATTTTATAGAAAAAGAAAAACCTGAATACATAGGAATATCATCATTAAATAATGATGAAAGCAAAAACTACCACAAAATATATGCTAATTTAACAGATAATAGATTTAACAACATACCAGGATATTTTAGAAAAGATGTTAGCCTTGAATTTAATACTCCTGAAGGTAAAGGAAGATTTATTGTTTTAAAGCGTAAAAAGGGGTTGAATGAAAACAAATATCTACAAGAAGCACGATACAACAAATTTCTAAAAGAAAGTTGGGAACCAAACAAAGCACGCGTCATAAATCAATTTATGGATTATTGTTCAGACTATTTGTCTATCGATAAACCTACCATTAAATTAATAAATGCACCCGAATACACACAACAATACCATTCATTTGGTGGTTATATGCCTTCAGAACAAAAAATAATGGTTGTTGTCCATAATAGAAACATGGCGGATATTTTACGTACATTAGCACACGAAATGGTTCACCATATGCAAAATCAAGACGATAGGTTAGATCCAAAATCGGGCGAAGATGGCTCACCAGAAGAAAACGAAGCAAATTCACTCGCTGGTGTTATAATGAGACAATTTGGACGAAATAATCCACACATATATGAATAGAATAAAGGGGAGTTTGATGGATTTACTAAAAGAAGATATCGCAAAAGCGTATGACGTTTATGTTGATATGGATGGGGTTTTAACGGATTTTGAAAGACGTTTTGAACAATTCGCGGGCGTAACACCTGAAGAATTTATAGCTCAAAAAACAATCGAAGTAGGTAAACCAAAAGCAGACGAACAATTTTGGGATTTAGTAGATAAACAAATCGGTGTTCGCTATTGGGCAGGAATGCCTTGGATGCCTGATGGAGAAAAGCTATACAAGCATATCAAAAAATATAAACCTACAATCTTAACATCACCATCCAGGGACGAATCGTCTCGTATAGGAAAAGGTGTATGGATTAAAAGAAACATGCCTAATACTCCATATAAATTTGGATACAAGGCATCTGGTAAAGCGAAATATGCTACACCAAGTTCAATATTAATAGACGATAGAGAAGATAACATTAATGCTTGGAAAGCGGCAGGTGGTATTGGTATACTATTCAAATCAACAGAACAAGTTATAAACGAGTTATCTAAATTAGGTTTATGAGCGAAACGCAATTAAATAGAGAATTTGAGGAAAGAGATATCCAACGAATGCGAAATATTGTCTCAGGTAACACTGCAGATAGTACACGTATACAAACGGGGTATGAAAAAAAATCCCAAAAACATATAGAGGGTGACGTTTGGGAAGAAAATGGTAAGCGATGGACAATAAAAGGTGGTCTTAAACAAACCGTTACCAAACATGACAAAATACGTGAGCTAGTTACAATGCCACTATCGTGCCCATCATGTAGTAAAGCACTCAAACCCACCTCTTTAAACAAAAAAATGTGGTCGTACCATAAAATGTGTTCCGATTGCGTTATCGATATGGAAACAAAAATGCGTATAAATGGGACATACGAGGAATACGCTAAAAATATAATGAACCAGAATAAAAATTCATTTCTTACAGACTACGAACAAGCCGTAGAAGAATATGCAAAGTCAACAGACGATTCGTTTGTATCAGAGGCTGGAGATATAGAAAACTGGAGCAAAAGTAAAGTATCACCCGAAATGCTTAAAATGTTGAAAGACAACATTAAACAATTAAAGGAAACGGAGTTATAGTATCCTTATATATTTATTACAGTAAAACAATACATTCATGAAACGTACTGAACTTAAAAACTTAATCAAAGAAAACATATCTGATTGGCTAGCTGAAAGAATAGCTCAAGAAGAAGCAAACAGTGGAGATATGGCTTACACTGAAAAAGCTCCATTAAAAGAAGCAGAATCTACAATCGAAGATCAAATCGGTGAATTTTTTGTAGTTGAAAAAGCTACTAAAAATGATGAAAAAGCAGAAGATCTTTACTTTAGCGGAGATATATTTTACCTTGTTCAACAAATGAAGGGTGGTTTAGAAAAAAGTGGAATTCATGGTATCTACAAAACCGAAGGTAAAGCAAAAACTACAGCATCCAAATTACTTAAAGAGAGAGATGCTCAAGTAAAAGAAACCTACAAAAAAGGTGTAGACAAGCTAAAAACACTCGAAAGCTCACTTGACGAAATTAAAGGCGAGATTGAAAAAAATATGGCCGAAGCTACATCTAACCCAACAATGCGTGAAACGCTACAAGCCAAATCAAATGGCATGCTTGAAAAACTTACTCAAGTAGAAGCTATGATTGAAAGGTTAAAAGGTGGTCTTGAAAAAGAAGGCTTACGTTTAGAGAAGAAAAAACCTTCTAAAGACAAAAAAGACGACAAGAAAGACGATAAAAAGGACGAAAAAGAAGACAAATAATTAATGGATCAACTAAAACTCAGATATTTAATCCGAGAGGCTATAGAAAAAGTTGCTAGCGTTACAAGTAAGTTTTCCATAGGAGATAAAGTTACCACGAAAGACGGTGACATGGCCAAAGTAACTATGGCTGAACATCCATTCTACACTGTAGAACTCGAATCCACAGGCACAACAAAATCATTTAGTTTTAAAGAACTAGCCCCTTACAAGGAAAAAGAAATAGCAAAAACATCTGAAGGCATTACACTAAATGAAGGTGTAGTGGCTTCTGCTGGTTTAGAGTTCCATGCCCAAAACAAAATCAACCTATCCGAATGTGTATATCGTATAGGCTCAACATCATATGTTCAGTTCTTTGCTGAAGCACGCGAGTTATTCAACGAGGGTGCTATACAGGTAAACGCGGGAGACAGGCATTTACTACGCGAAACAGATATAGGCGAGTATGGTGTGTATAACGACAATAAAGTGCCGTTAGACATTCCATTTTTAAATGAAGGTGAAATAGAAGAAGCCGAATTTAAAGGTAAAGAAGTCCCAATTGGTAAACCAAAACGTGGAGGTTCAAAAGCATACTATGTTTACGTTAAAGACGGAGACAAAGTTAAGAAAGTATCATTCGGTTCTGGTGGCTTAAGAGCAAAAATAAATAATAAAGATGCACGTAGCGCTTTTGCAGCACGTCATAACTGTAAAAATAAAAAAGACAGAACCACAGCTGGTTACTGGTCTTGTAATTTACCACGTTATGCTAAAGCATTAGGTTTAGGTGCTAACAAAAACACATTTTGGTAGTATGAAAAATTTTGATTTAAGAAAATATTTAGCTGAAGGTCGCTTATTAACAGAAGGAGATTTTGGTGTTAATTTAGAAACACCCGAAAAGGCAGCTAGCTTTAAAGATTACCTATCCCAAAAGGGCATACCAGCTGAAGTTGATGGTATTTTTGTAGAATTTGATGAAAGTATTTCAATTGATGATATGCGAAAAGTAAGTGTTTTAGCCGATAAATTTTTGGGCACATCACAAGATTCTTCACCATTTAAATATAAAAAACCAAGTGATACTATAACGCTAGCCGTAGATAAGGCATATTACGATGACGATAAAGGTGAGTTTACTCTAACACCTACAGATGTTGTAGTAACATCAGATAATTTTGAAGATATTATATTTGATGAAGTAGGAGATGAAGGGGTAGATTTTACAAATTATGTTCGTACATATCCTAAAATCTTTAAAAGAGTTTAAAATGGCAACATATAGAGATTACGACTATCTTGGATACCACGTTAGACATTTCCCACACGATACAGAAAGTGTCGAGTTAGTTTGGCACCGAGATAGGAAAGATCGCTATATAACACCAATAGGAGACACAAATTGGCAAATACAATTCGACAATGAGTTGCCTAAGCCAATAAACGATTGTATCTTTATAAAAGAAGGAAGATACCATAGAATAATCAAAGGCGAAGGTTGCCTTAAAATATTAATCAATGAACAAAATTAGAATCGTCGAAAACAAACCAACCATAAAGGAAGCAACTACTTCATCATTATCAATGGAGCAAGTTGAAGCTATATATAAAATACTAGCTGAAGAGTTTGGTGAAGAACATATAAAAGATATGTTTACTTTAGGTGATTTATCTTTATACAATCTGCTTGTTAAAGGTGGTGTAGCAGGTATACAAGAAAACATAAACGGAGAATCATATACAGTAGCAGGTAAATCCGTAACTTTAAATAAAGGTCAAAAATCGGATGGAACCGACTGGACTGTTACTTTCCAAAACGGTAAAAAAACATCATTATCTGATGTATTATCTTTAATCAACCCTTTTCCAAAAGGGATTACAAAGGAAAGTATAGACGAACAGCCAGATGTGCTAAACAAAATAGCAGACATGATGGATCGCAAGTATCCACACCTAAAATTTGACATTAGAGGAGACTTAGATCGTATAGATGTTCGTGGTAGTCAAAGTGATTTAATGAACTTTGGAGATGCATTAAGTGGACAAAAAATATTCGATTACGAAATATTCCACATAGAAGATGACGATAGAGGAGAAATTGTTCGAATTATTAAGTCAAGTAGAATAAACGAAGAAAAACCTGGACTTTGGGCAAATATACGTGCCAAACAAGCTAGAGGAGAAAAACCTGCTCGTAAAGGAAGCAAAGCCTACAAAATAGCTAAAGCAGCAGGAGACGAAATAAATAAAGAAAAATAATATGAAAAAACTATTACTAGTATTAGCAGTCTTATTTACATCCTGTAATTCATTACAGTTTAAACTATCAACATTCAACCCTGTGGCTACCCAGTCGCATTTTAGGGGCTTCACACAACCTCAAATACTGCTCCAAAACACAGATTTATTCAGCATAAACGCACCTTTAACAAATGGATGGTTCACAAACAATAATTACGGGAACAGTTGGCAATACTTTGAGTTACTCCAATACAACAACTACACATGGAACCCTAATCAGTTCTGGAGATACCCAGCCAATAGATGGGCATTTATCGACTTCGCTTACAATATCCCTAGGCGTAATCGTGTTGTATATAATACACGTATTAGACCGAAAGTACAGCCGGTTCCTAGGATTAGAAACCCTAGACCAAGAACAAGAGTAACTAATCTAGACAGAGATGTTAGAAGGTTAAGAACAAGAGGCATAAATGTAAATGTTATACAAAACGTTACTGAAGGAAGAAGAATAAGAAACAACACTCCCATACGTACTAGATCTATCCCTACTCGTACTCGTATACAAAATATACCACGCCCTACTCAAACACGACCTGTACAAACACGTCCTGCTAAAGTAAAACCTGTCGTTAATTCAAGGAGAGGCAAAAGTAACAAAAAACAATAATATTTATATTAAAATATATCCCAAATGGCATACTTTGACTTAAGAACCTTCATAAACGAGAACAAACTCGGTGCATACGCTTTACTTAAAGAAAACAAATATTTTACCACTGACGAAGATGGTGATGAAATTCTAAACTTAGATCTAGCATCAGAATATCTATCTCAAACCCATAATGAAGAAGATGTAGAGGCGTTTTTCTCTGATGACGAGGTTTTTGAAGATTTGCCTTATGGTAGTGAAGATTTTCCAACTGAAGAAGCTGTAGAAGGAGCACTAGATAATGCTTTTGAATTCTATTCAGGAGGAGGAGACGTATTTGAAAAACTCGATCCAGTAGGTAAAGAAGATTCAGATATAAACAATGATGGGAAAGTTGACAAAACTGACAAATACTTAGCTAACAGAAGAAAAGCTGTATCTAACTCAACAAAAAACGAAGCAGTAGGAGGCGAAATGGCAGAGATGCTTGGAGCATTCCTTGCCCTAGTTGGCGCTGGTAAAACAGCACTTGAAGCAGTTAAAATCTTAGGCGACGAGCATGGAGACATATCCATCAGTAGTATCAAAGACGCTATCAAGCAATACAAGGCGTCTAAAGATATGAAAGAAGATTTCGACATTGGGCACGAAGACGACGAGCCATCTATGTTAAAAAACAAAATGTATAGAGCATCTAAACTTGCCTCTATGTTGTTTGACAAACTAGACAAATATGACGATATGTCAACTGAAGTCGATTTCCCAGATTGGTGGCAAACTAAACTATCTAAAGCGAAAGATATGCTACAATCAGCATACGATTATTTGGATGGAGAAGAAGGCGTAGCTCAGATAGGAGAAAAATATGATAGAGAAGAGGAAGATGGTCATATAGGTACAAATACCGATGATGATTTTGAAAGAGAGATGCTACAGCAACTTGCTCAAAATGAAGATGTGAATGAAGAAGCTTCTGGGTTAGAATTTAAAGTAGGAGATAAAGTAACATATTTAGGCAACCCAGGTGTTATTACAAATGCTGGAACTGACATAATGGATAGACCTCAATATAGTGTATCTTATAATAAAGGAACGGGCGATACTAAAGTCACTAACGTATACAATAAAGGCGGTGAAATTAAAAAAGCAATGTCTGAAAAAAAGGTAGAAGAAAATTTACTTAAACAAGATGCATTATCACCTGCAGAATATCAAAAAGCTAAAAAACTAAAAGGATTTGATTCTAAAAACTATAAATGGGATCCAAAACAAGCTCTACATTTAATTAGAAAAATGTATGAAAAGAAAATAGAAGTAGACGACGATAAAGAATTCACAATCAAACTATCCCACTTACTAGATAAGCATGCTGAATAAAAAAGAATTCTTACAACTACTAGAACAAGAGGTAGAGGATTTTATCCAAACCCAAGCCGAAAAGGTCGTTAAATTTGAAGACGACCCAATGGCATACATACTTCAAAAGTATCCTTCATTACAAGGTACTTTAGAGGACTTAATGACTAGTAGTTTCGAAGACTACATTACAGGCATATATGTAATGGCACCCAAGCCAACTACATTCAAAGTCTTACTCCACAACGGACAACAATTTTACCTTATCTATGCTAGAGATTCTTACATAGCAAAAATCGCAGGTAAAAAATACTATTTACTTAACCTTGGTGAAGAAGAATACGCTATTAAAGCAATAGCCGAATTACTTACAATGGGTAAACCTCCAGGATCACAAGGACCTGATGGGGAAGAAGAAAATACTACAAATGCTGGCGAAGATGCTGCTGAAGAAGAAGTTCCAGCTGCAGATGATGCAGGTGGTGAAGAAGAAGAACTAGCTGAAACTAAAGAAAAAGATCCTATAGTAAAAGCAAAAACACCTACACTTAAATTCAAAATTTTGAAAGAAAGCGTAGAAAAAAAAACCTCACCTCTTAAATTCCGTATCTTAAAAGAAGCAGAAGTTGATAACTTTGCTAACACTAAGAAAGCAGTAGCTAAAATTGAAAAAGAAGTAGGCTCTAAATATAATATTAAAGCCTTACCTTCTAAACCCAATAGGTTATCTGCCCCAGGACAAAAAGATCCACAAGTATTTATTGATATAATTAAGGACGTATTTGGCCCAGATACTGAAATTACCACACTGGGTCCTAGAAAAGGGGGAAATCCCAGCGGTAAATTCGATATGTATCAATTTGATACTGACGAATTTGGACAAATAAATATTGTAGGAAGTTATAGTGCTGTTGGTGGAGCAGGTAAAAGTAATGAAGATGTATTCTTAAATGAACTAAATGGTTTAATTGAACAAGCTGGAGGTAAAGCAACAATTGTAATTAAATCACCTGAATACACTGAAACATATAATGATGTAACTCAAGCAATAGATTCCTCTAAAGAAGCATCCTCAAGTGGAGAAAAATCCGATGCTCGTTTCAAATCAGAAAACAAAACTGTAGCAAACATATCACTTAAACAAGATGGAGGTTTTAGATGGGCTTCAATAGCATCATATCCTAAAGCTAAACCATTCATCAAAGCTTTCCAAGAAAAGGGAATAGCAGGAGAAATTCCTGTAACATTAAAACCTAACCCTGAAGTACCTGGAAAATATTTGATGTATAATACAGAAACTGGTGATAGAGTTACTAGAGTAATTGTACCTGATTTTATAGAAGATGATGCTGAAATTAACGACTTCGTATTTGGTCCCGAAGATCCAAAGGTCGTTATAGTTAGTAGATCTTGGAAAGATAGCGATTTTAAACTCGACGGAAATACTATAACTGTACAAGCATCCCATATATATAAAGACATAAAAGATGTAAAAGGTGGAGATATCGACCCTATTTTTGTAGTTGCCCAACACCAAGGAAAACCAATGGGGTTAGATTATAGAATATTCCCAGAAAAGTATGGGAAATATGGGGAAAGAGCTAAAGGTATTACCCTATCATATAATGATGTGGTAGCCTAAAATAATTTTTATATATTTATAATAAATAGTAAATAAAACAACATGGATAACTTTAATATTAAAAAATACTTAAATGAAGGTAGACTATTAAAAGAAATTGGAAAAAAATCCAAACTTCAATTGTTTGAAGATGAATTTACCACAAATTCCCCAACTCTTAAAAATAAATATATTATTAAATACAAAGAGGGTGAAGATGAACTTTACATGATTGATAACCAAAAAGCACTTGATTATTTAAAACAATTTAATAGTAGTAAAATAAATGCCAATGCCTTTTTTAAAGATAATGAAGGGTGGGTTGAATTTGTGAACAACTCTCTTGAGGGTGTTGAAAATATGACAGATAAAGAATTAGAAACAGCAATGCGTACGGATATGATTGGGTATTACTCCAGCCAACCTGATAAAATATAAAATTCTCTATAAGTAACATAAAAAACAAAACATACAGACTGATTCATAGCCAGTCGAATAAAATAAAATATAGAGATCTGTGGCCTCCTTTGGGAGGTCACATCTTAGTTCGTATATTTAACAGTTAATAAAAAATACACAATGGGAAAAAACGTAGTAATTGTAGGTGCTGGAGTAGCGGGTGTAAACGCTGCCACAAAATTAGTTGACAACAACTTTGATGGAAAAATTACCATTATCGATATGGGAAAAAACCCATACGATAGACCATACGATGATGTAATGACAGGCTTCCTAGGAGCTGGTGGATGGTCAGATGGTAAATTAACATACCATACAGCCATTGGTGGTCAGCTAACAAAATATACAGGTGACGAAAAAGCAATGGAATTAATGGATCAAGTGATCGAAAATTTCAAACGCTTCCATCCTAAACCAGAAGAAGTACAATGTTCAAACCCTATAGCTGAACCAGATTTTATCAAACCATATTTTGGTTTACGTTTATTTCCTGTATGGCACGTTGGTACAGATTATCTACACGAAATAGGTAAAAATTGGTTCGATTTTTTAGAATCTAAAGGTGTAGAATTTGTATGGGAAACTAAAGTAACAGATATTAATTTTGAAGACGAATTTTTATACGCTGGGGGTTCTAAAATACCATACGATACACTTATATTTGGTGTAGGTAAATCCGGTATCGACTTCGGTAAACAATTAGCAGACAAATACGATCTACCAACCGAACCAAAATCAGTACAAATTGGAGTACGATTCGAGGCACCACAAGAGCACTTCCAGAAACTAATTGATGTATCTTACGATTTCAAATTGTACAGAAAATACGAGGATCAAGGCGTATCTCTACGTTCATTCTGTACAAACAATAACGCAGCATATGTTGCGGTAGAAGACACATACGGTAACCATAGCTACAATGGTCACGCTAGAAAAGACGAGAAGTATAGAAACAATATGACAAACTTTGGTATCTTAATGGAAATAAATGGTATAGAAAATCCATTTAGTTGGTCAAGAGATGTTGTGTCAAAATTACAGAAAGACGGTACTGGATTGTATTATAGTCCATCTCGCGAACCATCAACTACATCTGAAGGTAAAGATGTATCGTCTATTAAAATAGATAGGCTACATGAGGTAACTAAAATAATGCAACCGTATTTCCATTATGTACTCGATTTTATCGAGGATATGAAGAAAGTATTCCCAACACTAAAAGACGATTGGGGTATTTACATACCAGAAGTAAAATATTTATCACCAGAACCATTAGTTAACTATAATAATTTAAGCCTTACAAAATATGACAATATCCACTTCGTCGGAGATGCTCTCTCAGCTAGAGGAATTACAGTATCTGGAGCACAAGGAATCTACGTTGCCGAAGACCTTATCAAATAAGGAACTTGAGGATATATTAGAGGCTTTAGATTTATATTTTTTATGGAACTATGATTCGGATTCATTCTTTACAAAAAAGCTAGACGAAATTAAACTTATGTTAGATTTACGGAGCGAGCTTGAAGAAAGGTGTGGTACTAAAGGTAATTAACATATTTATATGTGTTAAAACCTTGAAATGGAAAATAACTTATTTACATCAATTATAGCAATAGTTTCTTCCGTTGGATCGGTTGGAGCTTGGAGGTTTTACGAAGCAAGATTAAAATACAAAGCAAACAGAGAATCTAACCCACAAAGAGCTAACGAACGCTTTATAAACGACTTACAATCTAGGGTTGGCAAACTTGAAGCTCTATTAATCCAGTCATCAGAGGATAAGGACAACATGAGGGAAACTATTACTACCTTATCTACAGAAATGTCTGCATTAAAAGTTAAAATAAAATACCTTGATGATGAAAATAAAAGGTTAAAAGATAAAAGAAATATACGAAAATAGTAGGAGGAGCGAAAGCTCATTTGTATATTTACGTGTTAAAATTATAAAAATTTAAATGTTATATATGAAAAAACAAACCCATGACTGGTCAACACGAACCATCACCACACCTGAAGGAGAAAAAATAACCTTCTTCGACAACAAATTACACAATTGGAACGGTCCTGCTATTAAGTATCCTAGAAGCACTAAAAAAAAAGATGAATATTATCTTTATGGCTTTGAATGTGATAAGGAAACATGGCTAGAATTTAGACGTGATAGAAACGGAGTAACACCAGACAAAAATCCCCAAGTTCAATCAAGATTTTAATATATGAAAATAGGTTTATGTGGTACAATGAGTGTAGGCAAAACTACACTTGTTAATGCCTTAAAAAAATTAGAGCAATTTGAGGGTTATGAATTTGCTACTGAACGTAGTAAATATCTTAAAGGGTTAGGTATCCCATTAAATACTGACTCTACATTAAAAGGACAAACGGTGTTTTTAGCTGAGAGGTGTACTGAATTAATGCATGAAAGTGTTATTACTGATAG